TTACATTTTCAGCCCCCACAGTGCCGAATGGAACTTCAATTCCGTTGAGCATCCATTTCTCAACTGGTATACCTACAAATATCCATCTAGTACCTGTATAACAGACGGATAAGACTTCAGAAAATCCATGATATTCTATTGGTATCTCATACCAGTCGTCTCTAAATACCTTAAAAGTGTTGGTTTCCGGTTTTTCATAAAAAATTGGACTTTTACCGTTTTTGGGATTTCCAACCACGACAATTCCGCGTTTGTCATTTGTATATACATCGTGAATTGTTTCGAATGGAGTAATATTCCAAGTACCCGTTGTAAGGCTCTTTATATTTGGATCATCTGTACCGAAAAGAAATTTCCAATAATAACCCGGAGTTAAATCTGGAAATTCTGTAGGATCGGGAATATATCTTAATGCTAGTAAACCATCTGAAGTAAAACCTGACGTTTCCATTTCTTCTATCGACCCTTTGGTTCCGACAGGCGTCCAGGAGGGGTCGGAGGGGTCATACCAGTTTTTGCCTATGGCTAGACAGTAATTTTCTAAAAATTTAGTTTCATGTAATGAATAGAATGTTTTTGCAAATTTTGTCATCCCCACACAACTTGTACCACCACTTGACGGTTTATATATAGAACTAGCTTCTACAAAAGTTAGACCATCATTACCAGGTCCTTCGGCCAAATTAATAAAATCATTAACTCCATCATAACCAACATAGGTTGCATTCACTGTGAAGTAATGTTCAAATACTAATGGTTTATTTTCACCACATAATATAATTGTTCCGTCTGTTATTTGTATAATATCATTAACATTTGTGCTAGTTTTACCATTGGGATCCGTCAACTCGCCGTATTCATCTCGTATCTGTGGCGCGTTAAGACTTTTTAATTGAATTAACTGTCCATCGATGCTTGGGTTCGTTCCCCGGTACTCATGGACGTGGGAAATACTAACATCGGGTAATACATATGCCGCAATTCCTCCACCTTTTGTAGCCGTTAACGAAGCGGAATGAGAAACTTCATAAGATTTAAAATTTCCTACTCTGTAATTTTTTGCTTTATTATTTCGCCAGAAAGTCTCATCAAGAATGGCCAATGGCTCATAAAGTCTCTTGTCTTTTACAACAATAGACAAAATGATAGGAAACCCCGCACCGACAACTTTAGCTCTCCATTTAACAGTGCCGTAAGATTTTACCACTACATCGTCATGATTACGTTTACCTGTTATTATCCATTCTGTACATACATAATTTAAACCTTTAATATCATCTAATTCATTTTGTAATGAATCTATTTCTAAATCAACATTGTCAGGGGTTATTTTAAATATTCTATATTTTCCATTTGTAGACTTGTATGAGTAAATTACAGTACTATTTAAGTCAGATTTTATGAAAATAGGATCGTTGTCATCTAAATCATTAATACCCTTTAATTTTTCCCACTTTATCCCATTAGACGATTGAATTATTTCATATTTAATGTCACTATTACTAGAATCTTTTAGAATTGCTGTTATACCTAATTTTGTATAAACCATATTCTGTATAATTCTATTAGTACCTAATTTAACTGTGATAGTTTTAATCGGTTTATTTCCAACCGGACCGGAATTATGAGATGTTATTGTTACTATACCAACATCGACAGTCGTTTCCACGCCTTCTTCAGAGACCAAATTTTCTTCATTTTTTCCAAAAAGAATATCTCTATTACCGTCAGAAATAGCACCTGAAAAGTTGTACGTGATATCATCTAAGGTCGCATCCCCAACTTGCGGAGGCCTCCACAAATCTGTAAGTTCATAAAGCCCGAAATAAGTATTACCTACCCCTCCCTCGTTCAAGGGATTGAAATGGTAAGGAGTTATCATATGATCTGTACGATTCCACGTTTCTTTGTAGGGCTCTTCAGGCGCCGAGGCGGGCGAGCCAATTGCTGGCAGAGGCGCTACATATCCGGGGTATAATCCGTAATAATTTGCAATAGTCATTAAAACATAACTCTCTTTACTGTACGTCTGGGGCTCTGACTCTTCGTTCGGTTTATGCAGACTCAAATCGGGTTCATATCCCTGAATAGATACCATAATAGTATTTGAAGGAACCGACATTAACACTTTACAATCTTCGTGATCTGTAGAATAAATTGTAACGTAATCTACAAATATTGAATTAAACTGAACGCTGTTATTTTTACGATTATCAGGATACGTAAATAGTCTAATTGGGTGCCACGTTTCACCGTCGTCAATAGATCTGAATACAAATTGTCTATATTTATCATTTTCATTGTTTGAAGCAGATTGTATACCCTGCTGACCTATAGCCGTCCATACACCAGTGTTATTTGTATGAAGTTGTGAAACTTTTGGCATGAAGTATTCAAAATCTGGATCGGACCCAGTGTAGTCGTAGTATTGGTCGGTACTCGGAATATAAACTCCTAAATCATAATCAGCAGCAGCAGCAGTAGTCCGTTTGTGCGAATTCTCATTTTCATCTGTGTAAGAGTTATCCGCCGCTGCATCTGCGCCATAGTAGAAATCAATGTGTTTCCACGTTTCACCGTTGTCGTAGCTTCTTATGATTAAACCTGATGTATCTAAACCTAACATTGTATTATATCTAGTTCCGCATGATAAAAGAGTTTTATGTGTTCCATTATCATTTATAGTTAAAATTGAAGACACTTCTCGTTCCGAATTAAAATCTTCTTCTGAACGGAATTCTGGCGAGGGCGCTCCGAAGGCATCGTGTATCGCATCAAATGAGATCATTGAAATCGCATAGCCGCTTTGCCAGCTGACGTGATTTAATACATGAGAGGTCATTATAATAGGCTCACCATATATTTTCCCTGATACAATAAATCCGCCGTTACGCGCGCGCGGGAAGGCGTGGGCGGCAGAGGCGGGTCTATAATTTAATGTATTTACTGTTACATAATGGTCGTACTTGTGTTGGTCGGCTTCTGAAATGTCATTGAATCCATTTTCGTTCAAAGTAAAGACTTCGGTGTATTCTGCGCCTGGCATGTTTCGGTTTGTTAAAGCAAGTTCTCGTACAGGGGCGTCGCAATTGTGAAATGATTTATCGACTCCATCGGTAAAATAAAGTCCAGAACTTTTTCCTATGAACTGTTCACGAAGATAACCCCCGTATATTAAAGAACCGGATACATCACCGTTGGTGTGTGTGAGGGGTATGAACTCCGGGTCGTAAATAACATCATTAACTTCAACAAATTGTGTAATGTTCATATAGTACCACCCACCGTTCTCGTTTGGATTTGGCGACCCATAATATCTCCAGGCAACATTAAAACTATCATCGCGACCTACAGCAACTTGAAAGGAAATATTTGAAGTTTTAAAAGTTTTAATTTTATTAACGGTTCTCATATTTAAAGTAAGACTCCCTGGTTGTGGTACTTCGCGAGTAGTTAAATCTAATTCCATAGATTTAAGTTCAGCCCCTGCTACACTAAAAGATGTTGTGAGGTCTTCTTGTGATAATTCTTGAAGAGGATATTTCGAATTTGATTGTGCCGTGTCAACAAACTCAAAATCTGTTATCTCCGAATCCATTTCAAAATTCAAATAGATGTCTCCTAGCATATCACTATTTTCGTCTGGAGTGAAAATTTTGTATCTTTCAGAAGTGATACCCTCTGTTTTACCAGCGCACGTCATCTCGGAAATATTATGTCCGTGTAATATTTGTTTAGAAGTGTCATTTTGAGTCACAAAAACAGAATGTATTTCTTCATTTTCATTTATTTCATTTGTAACTGATATACCCTGTGTACCACTTCCGTTATAAGAAGCATGAGCAGCATGAGCTCCTCTTCCCATAGTGTTAATTAATATAAGTAAAATATAATTATTTATATTATTTAACACATACAATTATAAATTTAATTAATTTTTTTTAATACATAGCTAGCGATGCGGCACCGCCCTTGAATAGAGCAGTAGTCTCACCGACACAGGTGATGCTAATGTATGGCGAAGTTGCGGTTGGTTGAGTGGTGAAAACTAAAGATAGACGAATGCTGTCGAAACGGTTAAGCGGAACCGACGAACCCGAGTAAGCCGAGCTTCCTAGAGGGAACACAAGGAGACCTAAACCGTCGACAGCCTCTTGCTGGGTACCCTCAATGTTACGATTGACGTATAAACCAAGCGAAGAAGCGGCGGCATAATCGAGCATCTGAGCTGGTAGAACACCTGAGAATGAAGACGAGTTCAACTTGAGCTCAGCGCTCTTGATGTAAACGTCCTTACCAAGATTACCAGAGATAATTAGATGCGAACCGTATAACGAGAAGTGATCAAGATCGATGGTCTTCTGTAGAACACTCGCTACATCGGTAATCAGAGCGTTCTGGGTCATCTTAAGACGCTTTGGGAGACCTAGAGGCATCGCTTTCATCTGTTCGCGTTCCTCGTTACACATAATAATGTGCTTAGCGTAAAGCTTAATAGAATTTATCGCCAATGGCGTTTCACCTAGGAGGGTCTCGGTCGCGGTTGTAGTACCAGCATAAACCGGCGTGTATGTAATACTAGATAGGTATGGCGATTCTTTTACATCAAAAGTTACGGATGTACCAATAGTTAATGATTCATTATTGGGAATTACAAGGTCTACATTGCCCTTGTTCGCAAGGTAAATCTTAAGCTTAACAGACTGGTGGGGAGCCGCAGCAAGTGGATAGCCGCTCTCTGATATATTAGTGAAAGTCTCTAACTGAGGAGCAAGTGTCTTGGTTAAGGCGGGAATGATAAATGTAACGTCTAAATATTTACCATCGGACGAATTCCAGGAGGGGTCCGCGGCATCATAGGAAGGTCCCGACCCAACCGTAGTTGGACGGGCTCTTCTAGATACCGAATTGAAAGCAGCCTCAGACATTTCGGTGTTGTATACTACGCGTACATCGTCTTTTTCTAGAGTCTGCCAAATCTGAGTACCAACCTGGTACTCAATACGTTCTATGATATTTGTTAGAGCGCCTAACTTAAAATTTAGCTTTGCGGTATCCGCGTCAAATGCTAGCGAGCCCACAAGTTTGACATCTATAGAAACGGCCGTGCCGCCGGCGGGGGGGCTGGGGTCCACCAGCGTGCTGCTATCGGTGTGGCCCGAGCCGGGATCGGTGACTTCAAACTCCGTTACCGCGCCGTTGGCGCCGACTGACGTGATCTTTATTTTGCACGAGGTGCCGCCCGCCGGCGCCGTGAACGTGACCTCATCGTCCACCTGGTAGCCCGTGCCCGCCGTTCCCGACGTCACATTAGAATTAGCACTTCCAGAGCCAAACTGCGCGACTTGCCCGGCAGTCGGCGACCCATTGGCTAAATTTACAAGACCCGTATGATTCGTAAAAGTATTCTTAATATTAACCTTCATGTTGAGATATAATTCACCAAGACAGTCGATATCATTATTAATTGTGAAAATCTTTGAACCACCAAAATCAACGTTGCCGTTGTTGCCACTGGCTGGAACCTCTAGAATAGTAGAACCGTGAAGTAGCTGACGAGTAGTATCGTTCTTGTTCCAGAAAACCGACATTACGTCGCCTTCCTGATCCTGAATCTTGTTAGTAACGGCGAGACCCTGAGTACCACTTCCGTTATAAGCAGCATGAGCGGCTACAGCTCCAGACATATTGTATTTATTTAAATATATAAAAGAAAATAATTTTAAATTTAATACGTAATAAAATTTAAAATTAGTTCTTTATACATTTCATTTCAGTTAATTTATTTAGTACATAGCAAGCGAAGCAGCACCGCCCTTGTAAAGAGCAGTGGTCTCACCTACACAGGTTACATTAAATTGACCACTAAGATTTTCAGAGTTAAGACGAATCTTTAGACGGATATTGTCGAAACGGTTTAATGGGACAGCGGAACCCGAGTAAGCCCGGGAAGCAAGAGGAAATACAATAGTATCGTATGTATCGATATCTTCACCGTTTACGACGTAGTTGTTATTATATAAGTTCATCGAAGAAGAAATAATCTCGAGAAGAGATATTGGAAGCTCGCCCGAGAAAGAGCTCGAGTTAAGAAGGAGTTCTACACCAGCGATCTCCTTGTACAAACTCTTTGGGAAAGTGATTAGCAAATGCGAAGTATAAAGCGAAAAGTGATCAATGTCTATAACTTGAACACCTTTCTTTGACGAGACATTCTCGAGGGTGTTTTGCGTAGTTTTTATACGCTTAGGAATGCCTAGGGGCATCGCCTTCATCTGCTCGCGTTCCTCGTTGCACATAACAATATTCTTAGCGTATAGACGTATATTGATATCCAAATTGCTGTCAGTTAATATGTTGTCGGCGCTGCCATATGACGGTTGATCAGATATAAAAACCTTGATTTTAACCTGTTGATTTGGGGCGGCGGCCATTAGGTAACCACCTTCGACCTTTTCGCTATAGTGCTGTAGTTCTGGGATAACGCTCTTTGTGAACATCTTGAGCGGAACGTAAGCAACTCTGTCGTGGTACTGTGTGAGGCCACCCGCATCAACTTTTGCATCCGTAAAATAACCGTCGGCGTAATTAGTGAGAAGATTAGTACCATCCATTAAAAATCTACCAGAAGCCTGATTACAAAATTCGTGGTATACACCTTCAGACATTTCAGTGGCAGCAAGGGCCATAATGTCCTGATTTTCAAGAGTTTGCCAGATCTGAGTACCTACCTGAAATTCAACGCGCTGAATGAAAGAGGCAATAGTCTGAGGTTTAAACTCAAACTTCTTTGCATTGTCTGGAGCGATCTTCGAACCGTCAAGAGAAATTTCAAGATACATATCTCCAAGGCAATCTATGTCATTATTGATGTCAAAAATCTGAGTGCTTTTCCAGTTCGATACATTTCCCGAACCACCGCTGGCTGGGACCTCTAGAATAGTAGAACCATGAAGTAGCTGGCGAGTAGTGTCATTCTTGTTCCAGAAGACCGACATTACGTCGCCTTCCTGATCCTGAATCTTGTTAGTAACGGCGAGACCCTGAGTACCACTTCCGTTATAAGCAGCATGAGCGGCTACAGCTCCAGACATATTGTATTTATTTAAATATATAAAAGAAAATAATTTTAAATTTAATACGTAATAAAATTAAAATTAGTTCTTTATACATTTTAACTATTTCATTTATTTAGTACATAGCAAGCGAAGCAGCACCACCCTTGTAAAGAGCAGTGGTCTCACCTACACAGGTTACAACAACACGGGTCGCGACCCGGGCGAGGTCGGTGCCGCTGGCGTCGGATTTCTGCTCTGTAGACAATGTCATGGTTAGACGAATATTGTCAAAGCGGTTAAGCGGAACAGAAGAACCAGAAAAGGCCTGGGATGCTAACGGAAATACATAGGTTCTGTACAGACCGGTTGGGTTCTCACCGTTGCTGCTGTCGTAGTATGCCTGAGTATTCTGATACAAACCTAACATATCAGTAGCAGACGCAGTTAAAAGAGAACCTCTTAGAGTGCCGGAATACGAAGAAGAATTTAATTTAAGTTCAACGTCATTCAATGTTACACTATTAGAAGTGGACCGATTATTGCTAGATGTTGAACCGGACCCTCCAATAACAGTTATAAGTAAGTGCGACGCGTAAAGAGAAAAATGATCAAGATCAACTGTAAATGCTTCTGTCGAATGGGATCTAACTGTATGAGTAACATTCTGCGACATCTTAATACGCTTTGGAAGACCCTGGGGCATTGACTTCATTTGTTCACGTTCTTCATTACACATAATGATGTGTTTACCAAAAAGTTTCAATTCTAATATGGGCATTGACGTGATGGCCGAGCCGGCGGCCGACGCTGTGAAAACATTTTTCTTGACATAGTCTTGGTTCTCGAGGTATACCTTGACCTTAACAGTTTGATGAGGAGCGGCGGCAACTAGATAAGCGTTCTCTACTACATTAGTGTACTTCGACATTGTTGGACCAACTTGGCGAGAAATAGTCGGAATTTTGATTACGCCTGATGCTCCATTTGAGAGTTGAGTTTTAATACCCCACGCGGACTTGTTCTTAGCTCCACTCTTGTCATAACTTCCATATGTGGAGCGGTGATAAGCACCGAAGACACCCTCGGGCATCTCAGTCATATTTATGGCCTGAATGTCCTCTTTCTCTAAAGTGTGCCAGATCTGAGTACCTACATGAAATTCAACGCGTTTAATGATAGAAGCTAGAGAACCTTTTAGGTGAAAATCTCCGGCCGCCGAAACATGTAGGTACATATCGCCAATAGCATCGATGTCATTGTTTATCGTGAAGATTTGGTTACCTCCAAATGAAGTGGTACCACCGTTACCACTTGTGGGAATATCAATGAAAGCGGCGCCGTGGAGTAGCTGGCGAGTAGTATCATTCTTGTTCCAGAAGACCGACATTACGTCGCCTTCCTGATCCTGAATCTTGTTAGTAACGGCGAGACCCTGAGTACCACTTCCGTTATAAGCAGCATGAGCGGCTACAGCTCCAGACATATTGTATTTATTTAAATATATAA